CGTACTTGTTTTGGCCGCATGACCTCAGGTACCTCCACGAGTGCAGGACATGCAAGATGCATGTCTGTGCACGGTATTGCACCGTATACACGGTGTAATAACCTTACGATCAAATCGTAAGTGTTGAAGTACTTTCTATAGTACATGGAATTAGCATAGCTAATCCATGAAGTATAGACTTCCGGGCTAGGTGATGTTGACCAGACAGTCCTTATACGGACTGGTGTGACAGATTCGCCGTTAAAGCATCTTTGCCACACGACTCTCGGAAGAGTCCTCCGGTGCAACTTTTGTCACGGTTTACTTTTAAACCAAATGACTCTAGTTGTTCGATCGCATTCGCGGCAAACGCCGTGGGGACGATCACATCATCACCGTACACTAAGATACTCTCTTGAGTATCTGCGTCGGACGTGGCTGCTGTCAAGATAGACCAGATAGTAAGCGCCAATATGGGAAAGCATAATGCTGACCCCATTGGAGCGAACTTCTCTAGTCGAATAATCTTGCCAGACGGCAACGTCGTCGATGTGCTTCTTGCTGATTCCAACAAAATCTCACTAACGTGAGAAGGAAACAGCAAGCGAACCAGACCGCAACTTACTCGATCTGAAGCCTCTTTGAGGTCCAGGGTCGCGTAACGACCAGTGCGTGAACCCAAAAGGGCCCCACACTGATTCGGAGTTTGGTCTGTAAAGAAGACGTTAAACCTAGTTAGGCTTAACTCTTCGATGTGCTGAACAAGTCTGCGCGAGATACCTTGTTGAATCCATTGAAAATCAACGGGTTCACATGATATCAAACGCGGACCGCGTGAATCTTTCGGTACGAGTATAACTCGTGCAGGAAGATCCTCGTCGTTAATAGCCGAAAGGCCATCTAGACGGTCGCAAACATGACCTAATGATGCGTAAAAATACGCATCAATCGGAAAATGCTTGCGAATACGACTCGAGACATTAGTAAACCGAAACTTATCCCAAAGCTTTTGCCGAGTGGCAACAGCACCGGGTCCGTGTCGGGGTACTATGTCCGTGAAGTCGAAGTTCGAAAACACCTTCGAGAGAAGAATTCGAGCTTCGCGGATCACATCAAGTTGACGTTTAGGATTAAACCTAAAACGGCGATTTGATGTATCGGCATCCGCAGCGAGCTGAAGTTCAGCAAGCTTCGGAGCCATGTTCAGTAGGTCATCTTCGGTCTTTTGAAAGGCCTGGATGACTTGTTGTTCTTGAGCTTCGGAGTAAGGAAGTTCGTACTTGTAAAACAAGTATAAAACTTGCCTAAGAACTCGGACGCTTTCTGCGCACGGGTATTGAAGTACCGTGCCGGATGGGTCAAACACTAAGTTAAAGAACTCACCAAGAAACCTTGGAAGTTCACTATTCAGTTGGGGTTTAAATCCCAACTTAGTAGCAGATAACGTAGTGTAACCAGATAAAGCCTTATCAAGGGCTTTACCCAGCCGAGGAAGAGTTTTCGTAAGAAAACTCAACCCTTCAAAACGTATTCTGTCGTCAACCTTTTTACAGGTTTGCTTCAGACTACGCGTGTTGAACACAACTCCGTGCGACATGTGAATGTCGGTAAGGAGTGCATGGACGAGCTTATGTTCGTCTTGCCTGTTATAAGGATCCATATGGAATTCCTTTGCAAGCGTATGCACAACACACCGATCCCAACGTGTCCCGGTCTAATGAGTAAATACTACATATGAATGCAGTAATTAAACAACCGCCACCGATTGCACCAGCTAAGAAGAATGGCCCACACATTCGCAAGAATGTGTATGGACTATATCAACTTTTCTGGGACAATCCAACGGCGGCCTTAACAGCAGGGCTTGGATTTGATTCCGGCGACCAGATCGATATAACGCCTGATAACTTCATCATTTATGATTTCATAAATGGGAGGCTTATTAGGAGAGTTATATCGAGACCTGATGTCGCTTATATCAATCTGAGCTTCGTATTGGACATGGCCTAACATTCGTTAGCTCATGAAGTCATTCCTAAAGGGGGCCCTCCTTTCGGAGGGCCCTTGGAGGGAATGACTTAATACTTAGACAGCACATTCGTAACGGGTGTTACGTTTGTAGCAGTGTCTAGCTCATCAGCTAGTGATTCATTCTTCAGTGAAACACCGAAGAGTAAATGACTAGTCGAGAAGTCTGCAGATAAGTCAACGGTTTCGCTTTTTGATGGCCTTCCGGCCACCAGCGCGCAACCTAGACCGAATACGCACAGCGAAAGCATCCCAGATATCACTATCAAGGATAGCCAACGCGATACGTAAGAACAGGCTTTTGACCATAGGTACATATGTACTTATGTAGAGGGTACGAAACTAATCAAGGCAGAAACCTTGATCAGAGTCCGCCCGTCAAAAGCACCTGACCACCGTTGCCAGTGCCGTCAAAGAGTACAGTCGAAGCTGCGCCAGTAGT